CCGACTGTATAGAAGACTCTGTGTCAGAAGCTCGTACGCCATCTTTTCTGAGGTACGCCTCGTAAGGGAACTCATTGTATAGAGCATTAAACCGCTTTATTTCACGGTAACCTTACAAGGATTATAAGGGACCTACACCTCATAGCACACTCGTTGTATAGAGTAATTAACTTGCTTTATTTCACAAGAACTATGGGATGCAGGCCACCATGCAGCCTTTCGGGCCGACTCGCATTCGTAAATGATCGAACACCTCCCCACCCCCTTGGTGAGGGGTGAGAAAGCGTTCACTCTAGCAAAAGAGCTACGTTTTCTAGATCATAAACTATGCTAAGTCAGCCTGCAGGGATCTGCTATGGCTTCCTTAAGCCTAAGAAAAGTGGATAGGCGCACAAGGAATTCTAACAAAGAATTTCTGGTGCCCGCGAGTCTACTCATCCTTGCGGATGGCACTCACCGACCGGTGTGGTAGCCGGTTCAGTGACCGCATCCTAAGGAGAGCACTGGTCCACCTAAGGACAGGAGACCTAGGCAATAAGCCTCCTTACAGTAACGTGGTAAGCGCTACCATAAGAACGCTCACTGCCCCGGAACTGTTGGAGAGCCCAACCCTACCTATGAGCCCTCGAGCTCCCCTCGGTCAACAGGTGGAAGCCGTATAACTGGTCCAGATGGAATCCGGACCGGTAATGCGACTCTCCGTACCTCGCGAGTAGGTTCAGTCTCCTCCTGAGGAACCGCTGCTCCCCCCTGGATTGCGGGTGCCCAAATGTTCTTCTCAGCAAAGTCCCGACTTACGTCGAGAATAGCTTTGACTAACATTGAGTCCGCAAGCGAGAGAGAATGGGCGGCTCTCATGGAGAAAACTCCCTTGCTAACAAAGTACTTTGAGACTCCTACATTCAAGTAGGACTCCTCAGTCACTTGTTGGCCTTCATCCCAGCCCGCAATGGCTTGAAACTCTCGAGTTGAGTGACGGGTAATACCCACAGCTCTGCCAAAAGTCTTATTAAGGACCATGGCACTCTCAAGGATCATTCCATTGAGGACGAGGATTAAGGGGGAATTCTTCCCAAGAGCCTTTCGGTAGGACTGGACATCCAAGCCTGGGCATTTCTTAAAGAGCATACCATTCAGCTTCGCGCTGATGCGATATGCATCCTTTTGGAAACGCCCAAAATCTCGTTCGATGAGCCGTTTCGCAGCCTCGATCCTAATCAGCCTCATAAGCTGGTTAGAGTCGAGCCCTTCTACGGATAACCGGAGAAGGTGCTGTGAAACAGGGATACCGAAGTAGTGCTCTACTCTTTCTAAGAGTAAGGCATGTTCTCCCGTATCCTTGGCTTTCGCCAACGCATCGAACACCATATATAACTTAATGACTCGCTCGCTTTGCGCGGGCTTGCCAAAGAGTTTGTATATGGCTGAGATTAGTTCCGGGTGCCTTCCTATCTCTAGGTCCCAGCCATGGCCACGCTGCGTGCTTAGATAGTTGTGTAGAAGTGAATAACGCTTCCACACGCTACTAAACCCAGCAATACTAAAACCGGTTATTTCCGACCCTTTATGGAACCATCTCTTAGCGAATTCAAATGTGTCGTTAGACACATGAGTCTTCTGCTCGGAAATGGGCATATCGAGTTGGGATAACAGGTCCTTGTATTGCTGTGCAACAGCTGCATTGGCAATCACAATATCATCTCCGAGTAAGCAGTAACTAGTGAAATGCGGAAAACCCGCACGTAACGCAGCTACGCGAACTATGAGATGATGAGTGAGAGCCATTGCTGGCCATGATGAGTAGGCCCCCATCGGTTGCCCACAGTTATATTTAACTGAGGGGTTTCCTTTGGAGGTAAACTCATACCCAACTAGGATGTGAGCCCAGGCCGTCGCTCGTTCTTCGCCCACAATCCGACTGATTACCCTTCGCTGCAGAGCGATAGGCATTCGGTCGGTTGCGTTCGAAAGATCAAGCGAGTGGAAAGGACTGAGAGGTAGGATTCGCGTAAAGGACCCTTGATCAAAGGTACAGTCCGGTCCTATCTTCCTAAGCATACGGTTCATCACCGTGTGCAAAGGTCGAAGGGCAGACTGCGACCAATAGTCAAGGATCGCAATTACACGAGTCTTTCCCTCTTTATCACTGAAGTAGGACAGCTTACGGAAAGAGGAGGTCTTAGGGGGAAATAAAGTGGCCCATATGCTAGCTAAGCTTAGGTCGCCGAAACGGCCAACAATCAAGGCATCTATCTTATCGCCCAGGCTAGGGCCTGCGAGCAGTCGAATATTATCGATTAGCTCCAAAGGCAATAGCGTAAGCTCTGAGACAGACGTCAAGATTGCTTGTCCCAACGGCCCTGACTTAGTAGACATATGGAACCTACTGAATTCCGCCTTAGTAGGCCAGATACCCAATTGGCGGGCAGCATGGTTGAACTCTTTCTCTGTTATAGAGTCAGAGCCCTTCCATGGTGCCACAATTGGTGTTACATCGAGAACCGGCGGGAGGTGTATTCCTCTAAATGACACCAAAAGTGTCATCAAGAGTTTTATCCCTCCCTCGGACGATGTCAGCACTTTGAGGTCGGACAGCCAGACTGGCCATCCTTCCTTGAGTGCTACCTGGTCTACCGCGTCTAACGGATGTCCTGTGATATAGCGAGTCACCGCCAAACGTGTCGTTTTGACATATTTGACAGTAAACGCTAGACCACGTTCATCAACTAAACGTAAGACATTCTTGAAGTAAGCTTCCACCAGTGGTCGGTTTGTAGCCATTTGCTCAGACAAGTAGAATGTTAAGATTAAAGTGGTTAACTCCACTATTTGTCGCAACATTCTATTATTGTTTGTAGCAATTTAGTTATAAATTGGTACCTGACCCGTGGTCTCCTCACCTCCTTTAGGTGTAGGGGGCTAGCCTTCCTAAGGATGAGGTTGCGACATCTCTGGATCTTGGAGACGTCGGGGCCAGTCATCGTTGAGCCTTTCAGGAGTGATGAACTCCAGGTTTGACGCTGATTGACACGGCGTTCCCTCTCGATCTAGAGCATTGCTCGCATACCACAGTCTTTAGTGAAGAAGCTAGTGCGCCTACCAAGCGCCTTTGCCCCTCCACCTCGGGTGGGATAAGCAAGCGTTGCAACAAACAACGTAATGACCATTCGGCACGAACGATCACTCCGCGTTTCTAGGGGTAACTCTATTAACCGGGGTGTGGTCAATATCCTTTCGGAAGGCAAGAGCCGTAGATTCAGACACGGGGTCACCAACCAGGTGATCCCAGTCGGTTCTGCGCACTTCTCTTTCGATAGGTGTTGAATCGTGTCTTAGCTTGGTCCTTGCCCAAATCTCCTAGAGATTGGGAGGGTTCGCCACTCGGGCAGGCCTTTACGGCCCGCCCGGG